TAGAAAACATAACGGTCGCGGAACCGTTCTGGACCTCCAAGAAATTATAATTGATTGCATAGACTCGTATGGACCGTGAAGAAAAACTGGGGTTTAAATTCAACTTCAAAATTTGGTTCTGAATTCTGGAGAGGTTAACACCACCTGATGGTCTCCGGGACTCGGGGTCCAGGCTAAAAGAGTACATGTAAAAGTAGTAACCGGGAACGCGGGTATGAAACTCCAGGCCCTGGATAACACGCAAAAACAGGGGGGTACCTATCTCCGTGGAAATACGTTCGGTCGTATTGAACAGTAATTCGAGACTGGAAATCTGTTCCACGTTTGACGAGGCTAAAAAGTCGTAGCCGAGGGCTGAATCGTTCTGGATCACAAAGTAAAGCTCTTTGGTTACATTAGAAAAGCCCAAATTACAACGAACAGCCCGTGAACCCTGGGGACACGCGAACTCGGCCAATTGAACCTGTTCCACGATGTGAATCTGGGGCGTACGGCGTATGTACTCGAGTTCCTTTTGACCCAAATAAGTGTATTCTACATGCAAATAGGCGGGAACGGGATCGTAAACGTCCACGGGCGGAATCGTGAACGTGTTTGTCATGTTTGTCACTATGCGAAACGTAACGGGCTCGCGAAAAGCACAGAGGGGCACGCCCTTTTTGAGAATCGAAAAAGGTAAAGGGACCGTGTAACTCGAGGCGGCGACCGTAGTGCCTTTGCCTATCAGATTGGTCAGGGCGGGCTGTTTGCCCTGAGGAATTTCCACATCAAATTTGAGGGCTATGAATTCGCCGTAAATTCTCTCAACAAGTGTAGAGCCTATATAAAGCTCGACGTGTTGGATAAAAAGGGTGGCGACGGAATCCTCGACGGCCGTGTTCAGGAGGGAAGGGGGGAAGGCAATTTTGAGGTACATTTCAGTGATGAGGTCACCCGAACGAGGGAGTTCGATAAAACTTTCGGAACCGGGAACGAGGGCGCCGGTATCAAACTGAACCTTGTCAACCCTGGACGAAAAGAGGCTCGAGCCTTCATATTTCTCTTTGAAATACGTAACCTGAGGGTCCGCGCTAAGGGCAATGTCCTCTTGGCCCAAAAAGGCTAAACTGGCACGGGAGGCCATCTCTAGTAACTCTGAAGAAAAAACAGGGGCGCCAGCGGCGCCCTTTCTTTAGGGATACTTACCGCCGAAGGCGCTTTTGTACAAGGTTCATAAACCTCTATTAATTTCCATGTAATACAGATTTATGAACCTTTCAAAAGCGGCGCTACGCGCCGGCCACTAAGACGAGGACCTGGAAACCTTCGGTTTCCGAGCCGACTTAGGTGTTAAACCTCAAACCCCCCAACCCATCGGCAATCTGTAGCACGTTGTAATTTACACCCAAAATTCGAAGTTCCTTGGCGGGCAAAAAAGCTTGGCCGCCACACTTGAGTGAAAGTAAAACCTGTTTGATTCGGCTAAAGTTTATTTGGCCGTGAGGTTTCGGGGACCCCGGGTTAGCCGTAAAGGCGTACATGAAAAACTGACGCTGCGGGAAATTCTCGTAGTGGTTGAACGGTTCGATGGATCCCGTGTACAGGGCATCGGTCGTGTCGGGCGTAAAGAGGTCTTGGCCGTTGAAACTGAGACCGAAACTCTGAACGGCATTATCAGAGTAATCATACGGCAAATTGCCCACGGGCTGAACAACAAAGAAAAGTTCACGGACCGGGTTTTTGAGGTCCAAATTAAACACGGCGGACGTGAAACCGGCCAAGAGCCCGATGGACTGGTATTGACACTGCGTAATCACATAGTCTAGCCTCGAACTTTGGAACCACCGAATCTCGGGGTCCGAAAGGTAAACATAGTCGACGATGATTGTCGCGTCCAGGGTTGGATTTGACACGGAAACCGAAGTCAACTCGGTAAAGTTTCTGAACGTGACGTGAACCTCGACGTCGTGTCTCGAAAGAGCAACGAGAGGCAAGTACAGGGACGGCTGGCCCACAAAATAAAAGGGTAAATTGACGAAATACGTTCGGCCCGGGGGGTTGATGGTCGTGCCCGTGTCGTTCTTGCCCGTGAGAATCTGGAGGCCGGGTTGGTTCTCGTAAGGAACGTGGAGATCGTTCCAGAGTTCGATAAATTCACCAGTCAAACTCTGAACAGTCTGGCCACCAATTTTTAGGTCTGCAGTTTTGATGGCCCACGTACCCACGGAATCGTAGTACGAAAACACCTCCGTCGCAGGATCTACCAAAGGAGAAGTCAGGGGGTACACGGAAATGAACGTATTTGAAAACAAATTTGGACTCGAGGTGGTTCCCGCGACGGTTACAGAGACGGGGTACGTCTGGGACGTATCTCCTACGTAAATAGGAACCTGGAAGGTATAAGGCGGTAAGATTCCGAGATTGTCCCTGTACGTCTGAGGACCAAAAGAAATACTCCGGACGGGGTCGGCGGTACATATGGCGCCCGTCAAAATGTACGAGCCGGTACTACTGAACTGGAAACCGCCGCTTGTAACAGAAATGAGATTAGAACTTCCTGAACTGGCGAAATCCGAAACAAAATTGAAGGGCGCTTTGAGGGTTGAGCTGGTGGCGCGAAACGTGAGGCCGTTATCGGGCAAGACGTTCGAGTCCGGGACCGCACCTGAAGGGACGCTGATACGGTTCACGATAAAGTACGTGTTAGGACTCACGGTGGTCAAACTGGTCGTGGTGACGTTCATGTAGTAGTTGGCGACGGGGTCCGTGACGGACATGGGGGCCGAGAAGGCGAATGTGGGATCGCGACCCTGGAGGGACATGTCGTAATCATAAACCAAATTTGCGCTTTCCCAAACCTGAACGTTTGAAACGTACGTCGCCGAGCCTCCTAAATATACGGAGCCAGTCAGGAGGTATTCGCCTGCATTGACGAAATTGATGTTTGAGCCGGGCGTGAGATTTAGAGTAAACCCACCGGTGACGGCGACGTTGCCATACAGAGGAAGTTTAAAAGGGTTGGAGGTCATGGTCAAGGGCGCAGTGAGTTGGTAAATTTCATCGACGGGACTGATTGTGACGTACGAGTTGGACTGGAGTTGGGACCCCGTACTCGTGACGTAGAAATAGTAGGTATTAGCCGTGTTCCGGACGTTTAAAGGGATGACGGCGGGCATGGACGGGTCGGGCGAGACGCGGAACGGGAACACGGTTTCAAAATTGGGATTGACGGGTCCTGAACCTTCTGACGCCTCATTCTGACTGGAGCCGAAACTGAACGACTCGACAGAGCCGGCGCCGAGATCGAAACCAGCCTTGACGCAATAAAGTCCGAGCGAGGAAAACTTTATGCGGCCGCCCGAAGTCAGGGTATACTTGACGGTGGTGTTGGGAATGGTCCAGACGGAGCCGGACCCCGAGGTTTGTGAAAAGTTGAGAAACTGGCGGCCTGCCACATTTAAAGGTTGGTTGAGGTACGCGAACAAACCTTTGCGAGGGTCGGGGGGCAAAGCGCCGATGGAGCGGACCCAGCCACACTGTTCGAGGGTAAAGTCGCCGGTACGACTGACGGACGAAACGTAGTTTGGAGACGGGGAAATGGCGGGATGCGTTTGTAAATTTGATGTACTATTCACGGTATAGACGAGGTTACCGCTCACGGGGTTTATGGAGGAGTACGCTTTGGGGTCGAGACCGAAGAATATGCCTGGGGCGAGGTAATTGGACGAGTTGAGAACCTCGACGGATGCGCAATTACTAAACGAAAATCGGTTGGTCACGGCATTGTACTGAATGTAAGGGGCAAAGATGGGCGTGAACCAGAGATTGAAATTGACGGTCGAGTACGAAGGAACGAGGAGCGTAGTGGTCAAGGTGACGCTGGGACCGCCGGTGGCTGGTCCGACGATTCTGATGTAAGGTTGGTTGGTATCAGGGGCGGGAGGGGTTGGCCAGGTCCAATCAGATCCAGGATTGTTGAGAGCCGGGAGCGTCAATTTAAGTGTGAGGCCCCTTACGAGATCACCTTTGGGCGGGATTCGGCAAATGTTATTTTGACCATAATTTACTTGCTGGTCCAAGAAGGGAATGTCGTACGCCTCGAGGACAAAAGGGGTGTGACGGCGGTAAACGCCCGAAAAGTAGGTGATTTGGGGACTGCCTGTGAGGTAGGCATCCTGTTGCCCGATGGCGGCAAGCTGTATGTAGCCTGCGCTCATTCCTATTAAGTTCGGAGAACTTAATTACCAGCGCGTAGCGCTGGCCCTCCTCACCTCCATGAATCTCTATAAATTGTCATTTCATGGAGTCTTTATAAATTTCATGACGGCCCCATGACGCTGCGCGGAAAGCTACGCGTAAATAAGTGCTACGCCCTTATTAGAAATGACGCTTCAGCTCAGGAAGTTTGATCCGTCCAGGATGGCGGACGACAAGGTTTGCGTCTTTATAGGGAAGCGTGGAACGGGCAAAAGTACTCTGGTGACGGACATTCTTTGGCACAAGAAGCACATTCCGGCCGGAATCGCCATGTCGGGTACCGAGGAGGGCAACGGGTACTACAAGCAGTTCATCCCGGACCTGTTTGTGTACGGCGACTACAACAAGGATGCCCTTGAAAAGATTATCGAGCGCCAAAAGAAGCTCTTGGCGGTCGGAAAGTGTCAGCCCGTCTTTATACTCATGGACGACTGCATGTACGACCGAAGCTTCATGAGGGACACGTGTATCCGCCAGCTGTTCATGAATGGGCGCCACTGGAAAATCTTCTTCATGATGACGACCCAGTACTGCATGGACATGACGCCCATGATTCGGACGAACGTGGATTACGTGTTTGCGCTGCGCGACAACGTTCGCCAGAACCGTGAAAACCTGTACAAGGCGTTTTTTGGCGTGTTCCCGACGTTTGACCAGTTTTCACAGGTTATGGACGCCTGTACGGAAAACTACGAGTGTCTGGTCCTGGACAACACGTCCAAAAGCAACAAGATTACAGACTGCGTGTTTTGGTACAAGGCGCCCATACGGCGAGGGTTCCACGTAGGGTCCCAATCCTTTTGGCAGTACCACCAACGGCACTATAATCCCAGGGCTGTTGCTCAGCCACTAGCACCAGCCGTCAGTCGAAGGGGAGGGACTGTGATTGTGAAAAAGGCGCGTAGTTAGTTCAAGTTTCTTTTCAGAACTGAAAATAGATGTTGTCATACGACCCAAACGTTTCTGACCTGGCGACGCCGATGATGGCACCCCCTGTGGCTGAAGCGGCCACGGACAATAACAAGCGGACTGTGCCGACGGGGCTTATTCGTGAGCCTCAGCAGCCTGAAAAAAACCTAGACGAATCTCAAATGGCGGAGTTTTCGTCGTCGATTGAGGAAGTCATGCCCGGTCCAGGACAGATGATGCAGGATGAGGTTCAGGGTTCGCCCTACGAACAAGCGCCGCCCCAGAAGCAACGGACGAAGGGTTCTTCGGGCTCTTCTTCGTCCAAGAACCCATTCGGTCTGACGGATGAGCAGTACTATGCAGCACTGGCGGGCGTAGCAGCCGTGATTGCCTACTCCAAGCCGGTCCAGGGTAAGCTGAGCACGATGGTTCCTAAATTCTTGGGCGAGAATGGGGAAATGTCCCTGACGGGCATGGCGGTGACGGCTCTGATTGCAGCCATCGTTTTCTATTTTGCGAGACAGTTTCTTGCGGACAAGGCCTAAGGTGGTCACGAAGTGACCGGTTCTTAGTACCACCAACGGTTCCGAAGCTGCGGCCGTCAAGCGCTCAGAGTCCCACAGTGAAACCTTCGGTTTCCCTGCCCCTCAGTCCCTCACCAAGTCCCCACAATACTTCCTGGGTCCCCCCTTTACATACAAGCCTGAATCTATACAAATCTTTTTGAGCTTTTCAAAATTCTCCCAAAATTTGATGGAGTGATCATACTCCGGCACGGTCATGTGAGCCAATTCATGAATAAGTACATAAAATGCCGAATTTACATCGTCTCCATCCAGGCAGATGTAAATTTCATACCCTTTGTTCACATTAGAGCCTATGACCCCATCCTTTTTTCCGTGAAGCCCGGTGATTATTGCCGGCTTTAAAACGGGGTGCCACAAAGGATCACCAGTCGCCCGAAGAATGTCAAGGGTCCGAAAGTACCGGTCCTTCAGATCAACCAGCATTTTTGGTTCTGAATTCGTGACGAGGATCCCCAGAACCAGAGGGACCAACAGGACTGGGGCCAAGTAGTTCATCCTTGCCCTCTCTAGAGTTTACAAAGACAAATTTCGTATACAAATCTGAAATCATCCCGGTTGGCCTGGGAACCATGGGCTCCCATACGAGTTTCTCAAACCCTAGATTCTTCAATTTTTGGATCAGAATTGGGCCATCCAACAAAGGCTCTTCTTTGGGCCCGTCAGCATAGAACGGTCCATCCATCAACCTGACTGACAGGCGGTCACCCTGGATTTCAAACTGATTTCCGAGCTGGTCCCTGAACCTCCCGTATTCGTTAGCCATGCATATGGCCCGATCCTTTTCGGGCGTGATACCAATCAGGAGTCCCCCAGGCTTCAAGGCCACCTTGATCGCCTTCAGAGAGTGTTCGAGCACGGATTCATTTTCAAAAATGTAGTGCAACGAAAAGTTGTAGCACACGACGTCGAAAGGACC